ATTACATCTTCAATAATATCAAACTGCTCTTCTGGTGATAGCTCTTCATTTATTCTCCAACTACCCCCTTGTTTTTTATACCACTTTGCTGCCCATCCGTTGGCGTAGGCTGAAGGATATACATCAAATTTTTGTCTAGCTAAAGACTTAGCTCTGGACCAGAGTTCCGGATTGGTAGGGCTATTTTTTTCCACCAACAGACCTTCTCTTAAATTAGAGAAAGTATTAAATGATTCTGTCTTTACCATTACAGGTTCTTCTCCTTTACCGGGTCGATCCGCAATTGGGTCTTCTCTTCTCTTTCTTCTTACTGCGGCTGCCCTATTATCTTTCGACATAGAACGGGCTTTGGAGAGCGGAAGACACTTGGGCTTCCCCTCCCCGGGTTCTCTTGCACAGTCACCCTTTATGTTACCCTTGGTATCCATTCTTACCCAATTGCCGTCAGGGTGAGTTTTACTGAACCAATTTCTTAAATTTTCTAGTATCAAATTGTTTAAAGCCATCTTACTTGTCCAAAACTTTCAGGAATTAGACCAAAGTATTTACACTTGTATTTACTCTGAGAAAAGAAGCCTAAATTAATCCATTTGTCTTTTCTTTTAAATATTTCCTTAGCACCGTCTTGCCAGTCAGTATTTAAAAATAAAGGCTCATACTTCTGTCTTAACTCTTCAATCTCCTCGTAACTTCCTGTGTCATATTCCCAATGTATAATTTCAAATACGGTGTCATTATCAATGTATTCTAAGCTAACATCTAACCCCCATCTAGGTGTCTGTTTCAATATTCTATTTATCCTCGGGTCTCTCAATACCATTTTCTGCATTTGATACCCTGCTTCACCATTATAAGATCTACGATATAACATAAAGCTGTGATTAAGTATAACTCCTTCTTTAGTATCTAGTTGATTAATCCAATCATTCTTTTGTACCCTTACATTATTAGAATAAAACTTACCGTTATTAGCTTTAATAAACTCAATCTCTAACTCTGTTAATTCAAAACCATTAGGCCCCATTAAATATGTTGGATTATCGGATAATATATTTAAGTCACATGGTTTATTATAATACCCTACTGACTCTATTTTATTTTGAGTCAAATAAAGCTGATTCATGATTTAACAATAGGCCCATTGGTTAACCAAACAGAGCACGATCTTGTACCAGCACACTTAAAATGAAGTAGATTGCAATATCCTAGATCGGCTTGCCTTATTGTTTGAATACCATTATTACCAATATCATCCGCTACTATACCAATCTCCATACATTTACGCATTCTATCTGAAACATCAAACGCCGCGCAATTACCACACATCATTTTTTTAGCCGTTTCAGTCTCAATATTCCAAATCTTAGCTGATTTTTTCCAATAGTCTTCAGGGTTAGACGGGTCAGCTGGCCCGTAATGATATTCGTCAATAGCGTGTTGTCTATTATTTACGTTAACATTTAAGTCATGCGTAGCAATAGGGCACGATTCTTCGTATAAATTACTTCTTAGCTTAGTAAACGTTTTCATTACTTAGCTGTTCTATAATTGGTAAGACGTTTTTGTTCAATTGATCTAATCTTGGGTATCATTCTAGTAGCAAGACTAGTTCTAATACTACCCATGGCTTTTATTTGTTTTTCAACTCTATCTTTTTCCGAAGCTGATAAGGATGATTTATCTCTACCATGTAGTATACGAGTATAAAGTGCTCTTCTAGCAGCAGAATTAGCTCGGTTTAAAAGTGTTGCAGGTGTAGAGGCTCTCTTTAGCTTTATACCCTTAGCAGTACCTCTCTTACCTTTAAACCTGGCAAACCCTTGTCGTCTCTTAAGTCTGGATTGAGCAGATATCGCTTCATCTAATTCGTCTTCAGGAATAGCATCGGTATATTCTTCTCTAACTATCTCATTTTCTTCATAGAGATCGTAAATGTCATCCCAGGAAAGATTGTCCACTATACCAGTAATTTCTTCTTCACTTATCTCAGAACCCAATTGCTTTTTTTCAGCTATAAAATTAGTAAAAGATGTAACAATAGATTCTTGTTTGCGTGCTGCCCATACATTATCAACTAAATTAGGGTACTCCCTACCAGCTGCAGCTGCACGTGCTCTAGCTTTAGTCTTCCAGGCTGAAGATAGCTTTTCTTGTGGGGTATCGGCTTTTGCTCTTTTCTTAGCATCAGCATAAAACTTTTTTGACTCATCCATACCACTAAAGTCAGCAGCAGGTAGATGAGCATAAGGCATGTCTCCTAAATTAGCATCATCATCACCAAAAAGTTTGCTCATTGTTACTACATGACTTGTCATATACTCTTGGTGTTGATCTAAAACCCCTAGTGCCTGTAATGCATCATGTGTACGTGACATGTGGTACGTAAAATCATGTATCATCATTGGAGTAGCTTTATTAGCAGCTACTGCCTGCTTTTCTACACCTAAATAGGCATCAGTAGATTCTAATGCTGTCTTTAATAATTCGTGCTGTATATTTAAATCGTTTATCATTTTAGTATTGACCTTAACATCCATGCATGTTTTTCGTGAGCTTGAATTCTATCTTGTAAGAAATTAGAAATACCAACTTCCCCTGCTGATTCAGCAGTTCTATATGCCATTAGAAGAGTTGCTCTTAAAATATTGTTCTCCTGAAGTAATCTGGTCATCATTGTCATTGCATCAGGGACATCATCTGTTTCTTCTATGGATGTTAATTCTTTTAGTCTTGTAAGTGTACCAGGTGCATATGAATCTAGCGTTCTAATTAATTCTGCAAGAGTATCAACCGAGGCAAAAACTTCTTGATAAAGATTCTGAAGAAAAGCATGGTATTGAGGAAAGTTAGGGCCCTCAACATTCCAATGATAGTAGTGTGCCTTCAGGTAAAATGAAAATGCATCGGCATGCACTTTTTTTAATTCATCTATTAACATTAGAGACCTGTATATTGTCTGAACTGCATATTACGGAGAGTAGAGGTCTTAGAGTTAACCCCTGCTACCACAGCTTGAACAGCTTTTGATGGCATGTTATGACCAGTAGGCTCTCCAATATGCTCCCCAGCTCTTGCAGTTTCAATTAGTTTCTTAAATTCTTTATAAGCACTAGGACATATATCCAAGTTTTTAGTCTGAATACCATCAAATTCTAATTGGCTGTTTTGTTCTCTTAACTGTTGTCGTTGTGCTTCGTTCATAAAGAGAGCAGGAATTTTATTTAATTGCATATTGGTTTCTTTAAGTTTTGCACCTTTAGTATTAGGTTTCTCTCCAGGGGTTATCTTTTTCATATGGTTTGTACCTTTCAGTTCACCCCATTGAAACTCAGATATTTTAAGATGGGGATCATAAATTTCATGAACCCCCATACTATGTCTTAAATCGTGATACAGTGCTTCTTTATGTTCTGGTTTCATACTTTTTGGTAATCCAGCATGAAATTCACTCTTCTTACCAGCTGCAGCATGTTGCCGCATTTTTGTACCCGATACCCCTGCAGTACCTTCTGCATCAGGATCCCTGGCACCTGATGAATGGACTGTTATAGATTTAAAATTATAGTGCCCATGAACACCTGTTTTACCATTATATGTATTAAGTAATTTATGAAATGCAGCAGTACGATCTGACCCTGCAACAACATGCAGGTGATGTACACCGGTCTTATGCATTTCAGATGCATGATGCAAGATTGTAGGTTTATCTTTGGTTGCAGCTGCTATATTAGTTTTTGGAAAAGCACGTTTAGCGTGTTTTACTTTTTGAGCTGGAGAAAGCGGATTATCTGCATTTCCAGTTTGATGAGATAGCACAACCTTGTGGGTAGCATTATGCTCTTTTGAAATTTCATGAACTTTATTAATTACCTGCTCATGCCCGGCAGTAGGCGGGTTCATTCGCCCGTAGGCTAATACTCCGTGCTTTTCCGACGCTTCTACTAAGTAGTCTATAAAACCCATGTGAATTAAAGTAGTTTGACCGTTTATTTATCTTTCTTTTTACCTAGGGTCATATTGATTTTCCAGTGAGCCAATTGCTTCTCTCTAGGTGATGCAGAGTCAGAAGATCTGACTTTCTTCAATTGAGTGATAGATTTACCCTTAAGACCGTGTCTGGCCATATCGCCCTTATCCTGGGGATTACGACCGTCTTGAAAGTTCTCTCTTATTTCTTTAAACGTTTTCATAGATCTTATTTACTTTAGGATGCGGTGATCTTTTTGGAGGAGGAGACGGTTTAGGTAATGGAGGATTTTTGGGCGGTTTATGTTTGAACCAGCTCATTTTTTAACTCCTAAAAAATTTAACCTCTAATTTTAAGAAGATTAGCTTTTGCAAATTCTGGTCTATTAACTAATTTAGTAGGCGCTTCCTTACCCTTATACGTATGATTAACTACGAAGCCTTCGGGCTTTGACTTTGTACCGCTAATTTTATGCTCATACCCACCCTCATGGGTTTCAAGAGAACTAACTAAAGCATTTTTTGCATGAGCAAGATGCACATGTTGTTTAAGTAAGTTACTATAATGTTCTTTATTTTTTTCTACATGAGAAACTTGGACAGCCCCTTCGGATGTCTTAGCAGTTTTACTCTTCTCAGTTTTAACTTTTTCAGCTTGCTTAGCATGATGTGAGGTTAAATG